ACTCTCTTGCAGAGTTGGTTGCAGACAAAGAATTCAAGTCTTATGATGACTTGAAGGCTCGCCTTGAAAAGGTTCTAGGTTTGAATGGTGATACACCAATGCCTAAGACCACAGTAGAGACATTGAAATCTGCACCTAAGAAACCAGTTCAGGAAGAACCTGAGTTGGTTACCGATGATGATGACGATTTGGCCTACTTCAGTAAGTTAGCTGACGAGTAAAATGAAGACCCCGCCTAGTGCGGGGTTTTTTATACCATCCTCAAATTCTTCTTTTGAATATTCTGCAAGGTTGGATCATCGGTTCTAACCGGGACAGAACCATCCATGGTTACAGCAGGTCCAGAAGAACCACCTGTATTGATAGATTTTGAATTGTCTATCTTAATAACATTAGGTTTATTGTTGGTTAAGTTCAGGTTATTGTTTTCACCAATAGCATCTTGCACTCTTTTTGTAGTTGAATTTGGTTCAGCCGGAACAGGAGAAGCGGTTAGTGCTTTACCTGTTGTCGGATCATTAGTCTTACCATATCTACTATCCCATACCTGTGCCTGTAGTGCATCACTAGGTCTTGGTTTAACGTCTAAAGGACTTGGTATGTTAAGCTTTCTAGACATATCACCCGAATCGGCCATTTCACCTGCTTGTTGCAAAGCCTTAGAAGGAAGTTTTGCACCTTTTGCATTTGTGAAAAGGTATTCACCACTACGTGTAACACCACTCTTAACATAGCCATAAGGTTTTACTATTTCTTCTATCTTCTTTTGCTTGCTTGCAATTGCTGCGGCCAATTTGGCTTGCTTTGCCTCATATTCAGGACTATCATATTCTTGGTCAGGAATTTCTGCTAGTTGGTTTCTATTGTCGGATTGTTGAAGTTCTTTTGTTATTTTTGCTGCTTCAGGTCCACCCAATCTCTCATTTTCTTTTTGAACACCTTGCATTATCTTTTCATTAAGTTTGATAAAACCTTCAGCAAGTAAATATCCAGCGGCAACACCAATAGCAACTTCACCTAACAATCCTCTAATAAAAGGATTCTCCAATAGATTCTTTAACATACTAAAAGACTTCATCAGGCCTTCACCAAATAATTTTCTAATGTCATTGAAAAATGTCAATACAGGACCAAAAAGTTCTTTAAGTTTTCCAATTTCATCGGTGATAAATTTTATAATACCATCAAGAAATCCTTCTCTCTTTTCTGGTTTTGCGGTTGTACCAACTTTGACGTTAAAGCCACTAAGTGCACTAATCAAATCTTTATGCCACTTCTTACGTTGTTTTTCCTTGTCAATGTTTAGATTATGTTCTAACTCATGGTGTAGTCTTTGTTCTTCTATGTTTGCTTTGATGAGGTTGTAAATCTTAGACATTACATCAGCAAGACCATCACCCCTTTTCAATTTTCTTCGGTCACCTTCAGACACTTTGGTGACCAATGGATTCATTCTACTTTCTACTTGTCTTGCTTTGATTCTTCTGCCTGTAAAATAAGAAATATCTTCATTACTACGACCAGTCAATCTACCAACAGCATATGCACCTAAACGGCCACCAAGAGCCTTGGCTATATTAAGCGGGTCAAACTTCTCTTTGATGCGTGTAAACTTTGCAACTGTTTTATCGGATATGGCAATTCTAATTGAGCGACCAACACCTTCACCTGATATAATTCTATCTACAATAAGTGAACCAAGACCTTTATTTTTAAGGCCTTGGGCTCTTTGATAAGACATTCTATTTGTCATTTTAGTTACCTAATATTACTGGTTTTTCTGATGGTGTTGGTGTTGTAATTACTTGAGGAGTTTGTTTTGAACCACCAATTATGTTTGTTTGTGTGTTGTCTATTATAACCGTGGTTTGCGAATTTGATTTCTTTAGGTCACTGTTCAAGTTTGATGCATTCAAAATCTGTTGACCGGCGGCCGCTTGTGTTGGAACTTCTTTTGTTTTGTCAATTCCATTTTTAATAATTAGAGCATTTTCTTGGGCCCTTTTTCCAGTATCTTTATAATATTTTGAATTAATAATACTTTCGGATGCGGCATTCAAGTCCAGTTTTTCAAGTGCAACACGTAATCCTGGCCAATTTTTAAACCAACCAACACCCATGTTATAAGTCATATCAACTAATGCTGCCTGTGCTTTTAAGTTGAGTTTATCAAAGTTCGGTAAAGTTTTTGCATAGTCTTCATACTTCTTATAATCAAATTCGGATAATTTATCGGCATCTTCTTTTGATATAACCGTATCTTTACCCAACTCTCCAAGAACAGGTATCTTTTTACCTGAAACGTCAATGTACCCTCTTTTTATTTCTTGACTGGTTATTTGATGACCATAACCAATAGAAAAATGTTTTTCTATTTCTTTACCTTTAGAGTCTCTTTTAGGATCAGGATATGCATGAGCGGAGTATTCTTCATTTTTTCTTATTTTGGCTAAAGCAATACTTGATACTGCGGCAACAGCAACACCTGATGCAGCTTTAGCCACAGTGGTTGCGGCCGCACCACGGGTGGCAGTAGAAACAACAGTAGAGGTTGCAGTTCTTGATGATGAAACAATTTCTGGTTCAACTTTCAATGCAGAAGCAACTTTATTTTTTGGTATTTCAACCTTAGGTCTTGTTGCAACCGTCTCATTCTTAGCCAATTCTGGTTTAGCAGGTTCAGGTTTAGTTGGTTCAGACTTTGCAACTTCAGTTTTAGTTTTTTGTGTCTCTTTAACTTTTGAAACTTTTGGTTGTTGTGCTTTCTTTATAGCATCCAACAACTCTTTATGTTCCTGTTGTTCTCTTTCCCATTTTTCTTCTTCAAAGTTTTTAGACAATTCTTTTCTAATTCTTTGTTCTGCTACGTCATGTTGTATAGTTGCATAGATTTTAGAACCAATGTTTGCCGCTGAATCACCTTTACGCAATCTTGGTTTGCTTGCAGTAATAGCATCAGCATAGAAACCAGAATTCACAGAACCAAGTTTAACTGAAGTCTTGGGTTTTGTAGTTTCTTTTACGGTAGATTTTCTATTTCTACGATTGGTTAAACCCCTAAGAATTTCTTCGGGGTCCATTGAAGCTTTTTTAGCTAAGATATCAACAATTTGTTTGTCCAATTCGGCACGGCGATCCTCAAGAGACTTTGTTGTTGCTCTTAATTCGTCAATAACCGAATCTAATTGTGACTTGTTACTCATCTACGTTCCATGTTTCTTTGTTTTATCTTCTCATTTTCTTCTTCAATATACTGAGCAAGCATAGTAACGTAAACTTCACGCTCCCAAGGTATCATACCTTCAAGTTCCGACAAACTGTATTTGTGATGTTGCATCAATGCAAAGTTTGTCGTATAATAATTTCTTAATGTATCATGACGAAATGTTACCCGAAAAAATTTTCTAACCCTTCCACCTCAATCGTATGGTGAAAACCACACTTACCACAGTCCATTTCAAGGGTCTTATTCAATGTAGGTAGGTTGTCAAAGAATTCTTCAATCTTTCCAAATTGGTCAGTATTCAAAGATTCAATGAATTCAACCATTTCTTCTTTTGCAACTTCATTTGCATAGTAGAATTGCTCACCGTCAAAAATGTGAACAATACTGCTTACAATCATTTCAAATGCCATATCAGTTGCAGTTTCAATTTGTGCTGAAGCATTCAATACTGAAAACTTCGGATAACTTAGTTTAATACTAATCTTATCGGTCAATTGAATTTCATCTTTAACATCACTTTGGTTAACTTTGATTTCCAACAAGTTGAATTTGTTTTCCATCAAATGACCACATGGAGCACCGTTAACAACGTTCTCACAACGATATTTGTTTTCAACAACTTCACCAACAGAACGGGCCCTCAGTTGAATGAAATAGTATTCAATATCAAGAATAGGTAAAGAATCAATGTCTACATTCTCTGTCAAGGTACAGTTATGTAAAACTTGTTTGATGTTCTTTTGAATAGTTTCTTTATCGTCTGATTCCATTGCCATCATAAGATTACGTTGTTCTTTGACCAAGAAAGGTCTAAAACGAATTAGTTTCTTAGATAACGGTAAAGTCAAATCATAGATTGGTGTATCAATTTTTGGTAAAGCCATTATATCTCCTCAAATCATTAAAAATTATTTGTTATCGCATTAATTCCATTAGCTGTCAAACCTGTCAAACCACCTGTGTTGTTAAGAACACTAGAAATACCAGCCTGCAATAGGCTGGAACCAAGTGCTTGAATAGAATTGTTTTGCCAGTATCTGTAAGCAAAGACAACAGCAAGTTTGTGATGACCTTCATTAGACCAATCAAGGTCTAACTGATTAACAGAAACGGGAAAAGCATCAATAAGGTTGACTGAGTATGTCAATTTGTTATCTACACTGTATTGGTTTACTTGTAGTGTTGAAATGTAATCGTTTCTATAATTGAAATCAAATGAGATGGTTGGGTTGATATACTCCATCCATGCATCAAAGAAAATCTTTTCAGACATGTTATCGGAAACAATGAAAGTCATTTCAGATTCATTATAGTTTGACTGATATGCATGTTTTTCAATAGGGTTTGCACCAAACTTTTGGTCGGTGGTTGCAAAGGTTCTGCTTGGTAACTGTGCACTCTCACATCTAAAGGTCAAGTTACGACTTGTGGCAATGTATGGCAATAGAGGAATGGGTGCATTAATGGTAACATCAAACCTGTTTGGTCTTGCTATGTCACCTTTAAATGAACCTAAAAACGATGAAATGTTTGAATTCATTTTTATTCTTCTTGGTTAAAATGTGCCATGTGGTCTTTCCACTCTTGAACAGAATCTTTCCATACTGTTTCAGCCTTAGCACCTCTAAATTGTTGTATTGGTAGCAATGTTGCAACATCCCATTCATTAGGTTGAATCATCAACAATCTAGAACGAATATGACTATGCAAGTATCTTTTCAAACATGGTTTAAACTCAGCATACTTTTTGGTTGCATTCAGAATGTCATATGAGATTCTCATTCTTTGTATATCATCATTAGGTGTCAACTGTGCATATCTCATCAGCTTGTTCATAAAAGCAATACGCCATTTAACAGGAAGATAGTGTATGTTTAATCCCAAGAAGCCATCATTGTATCTTTCTAGCACCAAAACCATTGGAAATCTATCCCAATATGGCAAATCTGCCTTAGTTTTAGCATCATAGTAGAAGCAATACATCATTCCCAGTCTAAACTGGTTCATCTGTCTAAACTTTTCACGGTTTATAGTAGATGGTATTTGAGAAATCTGACCTTTTTTCAGTTCAGATATCTTTCCTTGCAACCATACGGTGGCATCTTTGGACATAGTTTTATGACCAAGAGCCGTCTTTTGTTCTGCAAGTGAGGTTAGTTTAGATGTTGCCATTTCTTTTATTTAGTTACACTCTTGGGTAGTTGGTCCTCTGTAAAAATAATAAATTCCCAAGAGCGGTCTTTACAGTATTCTTTTGCTGCTTTCCATTTTGCCTCATTTACACTCCAAGTGACCACTTCGGTAATATATTTTTTGGTTTTTCTTGATTGTATTTCTGGAGGTTTGGTTTGTTTTTTAGGTTTAACCTCTATCATCCAAGTTTTTAAGTTGCCATTTCTATCTTTGACTTTTATAACAAAATCAACGAAATAACGGTGCCACCTACCATCAACAGGTGATATATAAGGAACTATAATTTCTTCACTTGACCACGAAACAACCCAGTCTTCCTCATCAAATTTTTTCATAAATCTGAATTCCCAGGTAGACCGGTAAATGATGTTTTTATAGTCACCCACATACTTTTGTGGATTCTTAGGTGTAAATCTTCCAGAATAAGCCATA